TGCATCAATAGCGTATGATTGTCCTGCCTGTAGTGGAATAGGATTGCTCCAGTTACCACCACACCCTTTTAGTGTCCAGTTATCATTTACAACCGTTCCACCAATTGTCATATGCCAGCCATCGTCAACCATAGCAAGAAACTCATAATTATCTGTAGTTGGGACCGTGAGGTATCCTCTGTAGTGAATCATAATGTAGTCACCGCCACAACCCTCAATGTTTCCGCCACCCCAATCTTTGTTAATTTGAGTAACAGTTATTGTCTTACAAAATGTGTATGCTGTATCTGAACGAATTGGATTTGGTGATGAAATCTGTCTATAAATGTCTGCTCTTAGCCCAGCAATGGTTGGCTGTGCATTGGGTGGATAAACTGCAATAAGGTTATTGTTGTAGTTGTATTGTGCAGTATCTACAGCAGACTGTGCCTGTGTAAGATTGTTTAACTTAACTTGCAAGTTTGCTAGTGATTGATTGTATGCCACAGATGTGCTATCAACATTTGCACCCTTCTCGTGTACCGTTCCTACTGATAGGTTGTAGTTTAGCAATGCTACGTTATATTCGTTTACTGCTACGCTATAATCTTGTTCTGACTGTTGTTTTTGGAGAGTTAAATCATTTAAAGATTCTTCAGAGTTTATCATGTCGGTAAATGCTTTGTCCATGTCTTGTGTGGCTTCATCTAGTTCTTGGGATGCTACAGTTACCTGCGAAGATTTTGCTAGGATGTCTTGAGAGATTTCTTCAAGTGCAGACTGCTTTTGCTCTACCAGGGCTTGTGCATTGGCAAGGCTTTGCTGTGCTTCTGCGACTTTTTGAGACTGTGTATTATTAGCTTCAATTGCTACGTTAAGTGACGCTTGAGCGTCTTCTAGAGCCTTCTGAGCGTCTCCTAGGGACGTTTCTGTGGCTGTCTTTGAGTTATTTAGGGCTACTAAGTCTTGTTGCTGCTGCTCTAGTTCTGCTTGTGCTGCATCAACTTTTTGCTGTGCTTCAGCGAGTAGTGTCTCGTACTCTGCTTTGGTTATACCAAATGCAGGACTAGACATCATCAGTGGGGTTAAAGCTAGCATTATTACTAGCACTGTGTGTATAAGTTTTTTTATTTTTCCGTTCTCCTAGTGGGGAAGTTCCCCAACAGTATTATTATACCATCATTGGTAAGACAAATTTTGATTTTGATTACTTGGTGGCATCTTGCTTTGCCTATCGTATCTTGTAGGACTTATTTTTTGTTGGCTTTTGAGCAGGTTTCTAGGTCTTCTGAGGTGTAAATGTTGGCTTTCACGCATATGAAATGGTTGCCAGTTACGGTTGACCATAGTTCCTCATGCTAATATTATAGCACGTTGAATTGAGACAAATACTCTTTAGCGTCTTCTTGAAGCTTTGGTTCAAAGACAATTGTGTTTTCTGGCAATGTGTTTTTGTCTACCTTTGGTCTGTCCCTAAATGTATGAATATCTACCTGTTGATTAACGTTTCTAGGAGTATGTGAGATAGCCCCAAACACTGCTCCACATACAGCATCCGCCAAGTCCTTAGAAGATTTACGAGGGTGGTCTACACGATTGTTCTTAACAATTTTTAACTCAGTTAGCTCTTCAAACAGAAGTTCAATATTTGGCATAACTAAACGCTCTTCGTAAACTAGCATAGCCATATCTTCATAATGCTTCTTTGCAACAGAAACAGTATCAGTTCTAATTCCAACAGACTTAAGTTCGTTTTGGATATCGAAGGAGTTCCATCGGTCAAAAGATACTAAGCCAATGTTAAATCCCAGTCTCCGTAGGTTTTGAATCCACTGCTTAACCTCTGATAGGTTTACAGGACCCTCTCTACGAGGCTCCCACCATGCTACAGCGTCTACTACAACTACTGGGACTACTTGTTCATAGTCTTTAATTACTTGAACAGATACCCACTTTTCTACGTGAGCAATGGCAACAGCACACTTGTCGTGTCGCTGGGCAAGGTCAGCATGAACAAAGTAAGTCTTGTCTGGGTCTGGTACAAACGTTTCATCAAAGCGTCTAATGCTGTCTAGTGGATTTCTAGTGGTCATACAGGCTCTAACCTTTTCCTGCTGTTTAAAGAATGCATCTGAAGCATAGGTTGGAATACAGGCAAAGCGTTGCATGGCATCGCCAAGGTCTGTATAGAATGCAAGCTTGAAGTCGTCAATCTTACGAGTAGGGTTTACAGCCCAGGTTGGTCGCTTAAGTGCAAACACACCTGGATATTTGTATGAAACAATAGTGTCTTCATCCCACTCAATGTCTAGCGAGTTTCCTTCTGCATCTTCTGGCAAGTCTGGATTCATAATAAACTTGTGAGTCTTTGTTATAACATCTTTCTCAGCAATTACAGCATCGTATCTTTGAGAAATAAAGTCTCCTGGGTAACGAGGGAATGATAGCAGGGCTACTTTACCTAGGTCTGGAAAACGAGAGTCTACCGAAGCACGGAAGGCTTTGTAGATGTTGTCAGCAGTTTTACCTTGGTCATTTCCAGCATTTACTTCCTGAGCAAAACCAGAAATCTCGTCAAGCACTGCTAGAAGCAAGTTAAGACCCTCGTGAGATTCACGCTCTGAGTGACCAGAATAAACCGTAATGGAATGGTCAAACTCAATGCTGTCTGCCTTGGCATAAAACTTTCCAGCAAACCAGGGTGAGCGTTCAATCTTAGACTTAAATCCTTTAAAGAAAACGTTCTTTGCCTGTTGTGCGTTAATAGCAACGTTGATGATGTCAATAGCGTCACCAGATGGCTTTCCAAAATATCGTGCTGGGTCTTTAAGACAAAGTAGTTTGTAAACAATGTATGCACACGCTACTGTAGATGTAAAGTCTTTTCCAGAACCTTTACCAAGCTGTAGGATAACCTCATTCTTTGTGTATTTCTTGTAGTACCTGCGACCTTCTGTGTCGCCCATAATGTCAATTAAATCTTCTAGCTTATAGATTTGACTCATTGCTTCAACAATGTCATACTGAACTTCAGACAACGGTGGCTGTCCTAAATAATCTGCACCCTCTACGAATGTGCGAGCATCTACTGGTGTTTCAGCAAAGTTATTGTTCTTTAGAACTTCAAAGAACTCATTAAACATTGTTGACAATAGTTATGACCTCTTGTTCTTTAGATACCTGCGACAGCCTACGCATAATCTCGTCACGAATTTGTGGATATTCACTAGCAATATCACGAAGGATGTTTACTAGGATATCCTGCTTACGCTCAATCTCTAGCATCTCTTCTGCTAGCTCCTTGTTCTCAAGCAAACCAGCTTTCTGTAGCATATCAATACGAGTCTTCTCAAGGTCCATTACCAGCTTAATACCTGCAGTCTTAGCCCCTAGGTTTGCTGTGGTGGTTGCTTCGTCAATAACTTCGTACGCCTTGCTAATTAGCTTGCTGTAGTGTGTATCAGCACCTGCCAATGCCTCTTTAGCTCTAGCACGAATAGCAGCGTTATCAGAAGCCAGGGTACGCCACTGAGTAATGTGTGCCATTACCTTTTGTCTTGGCAAGGCTAACGCTTTTGAAATTTGGGTAGGCTCTTCGCCCTGGAGATACTTCTCCACAACTTTGTTCATCTCATCTAGATGCTCAACTGTTAAGTCTTCAATCGACACGCTTACTCCTCTTGCCCTTTGTTGGTACACGCTTTACACGCCCTACCTTAAAAGAACGGAACACGGATGGTACCTTGTTGATAATTTCAAAACAGTCTACCCACTGAGCACCAGTCTCAGTATTAGTCACAAAGTATTCAAACTTAAACTTGCCACCGTATTCATCCTTTACTTTAATTGTATCACCACGATTGATTTCAAATCCGTTAATTACAACAGAATCTTCTCTACTAAACTTGGTAGCAATAACTGGCGTTACATACTTTTTCCTGCGTCCCATTACTTACTCTCTCCCTGTAGTCGTTTAATCTCGTCTTGGATGTAAAAGATAGCCTTCTCTAAATCCTGAATAGTCTTTTTCTCGTCTTTGAGTCCTGCTCGCCAAAGATATTTAAATGCGTTACCGACATTAAAGTTGCGGTGTCTAGTAATTTGAATACACTCAACACCGCTGGGGTCAGAGGTATAGTGTGGTGGGTGGTTCACTTGGTCTACTGTAATCTTTAGGTTGTCGCTCATCTTTTTGATTTCCTTAATCCGAACTTGGCTAGATAGACGTAGATTGTTTCCACGCTAGTACCGCATTCTTTTGCAATCTCTTGTGGTGTTTTTTTATCAGCATGGAAGCGTTTCTTTAACCATGCTTCACTAGTATACAATTTATTTGCCATAATGTCAATACCCAAATGCCTTTTCCCAGTTTGACAATGCCCAGTGTCCGATTGCACAAGCATCTGCAACATCATCATCTGTTAGTTCTTTGTCATAGTTTATATTAACAAAGTTGATTGTTCTCTGCTTACGAATGGAGCGTTCTTCATTCTTAAACCAAGACACAGACTTGCCAGGATTCTTCTTAGCAATCTCTGCCTTTTCTTCTTTGGTTAGTTTCTTATTACCAATAAAGTTCTGCCATGTCATTGGGGATACTGAACCGATTCTCTTTACCCCAGCCATCCCTGCAGCCCCTAGCAACGCTCCCTGCAGCGTGGCAAGCTGTGCTGCTGTCTTAGGACTGTTCATAAATACCGTATGTTCAATAATTACTGCATCAAAATCAAACTTATCAAAGAAGGCTTTTGTCTTCTTGGCAGCATCCATTACCTTTTCAAAAGTTGTAACGCCAGCAAAGTTAATCTTGCCACAGGCGATAATCTTCTTGCCATCAAATACAGCAAATGCCAGGCTGTTTGTGCTAGCGTCAATAGCACAGAACTTTTTTGGCTTTTCTTTTAGCTTACTTAGATTCATCGTTAAGCATCCTCTTCATTTCTTTGAGTGCCTTAGAAACATCCGTTGGATTAACATCGCAAAGCTCACATAATTGAGTATCATTATACATTGACAAGAGGCTTTTACAAGACTTGCAGAACCTTTTTACCAATGCCCTCTTTTTTGTTCGCTCCTGTATGTAACGTTGAGCAATCTTTTCTTTAGTTGCTAACGCCCTACAGTCTGCAGAACAGTAAATCTGATACTTTACTTTTTGTGTGAACTTGTTGTCACACCAATCACAATGCTTTATCATCCAATGGCTCCAGAGATTTGATTTTAATCACTCCAGAACCAGCATTGTTACACGCATCCTTGATAGGACAAGTCTTACAAATTTTAGAATTTGAGCGATAGTTTTTCTCTGGCAGGGTTTTGTCTTCCCAAGCCTTTCGAACATTTTTCATCCACTCAAAAGCGTTCTCTACCCACTTAAAATAGTATTCATTCAACTCAACAGGGAAGATTAGCAGCTCGTGATTATTTTTGTTTTCATAAATCAGAATTGCTTTGCTTCTGTTAAGAATTTTCATATAGATAAGCAACTGGACAAGGTGTCCAGTCTTTGGCTTACCTGCTACCTTGCGATACTCAAAGCCTTCGTTGGGCATGGTCTTGATTTCACCAAGTAGGTCCATACCTTCCCAGTCAAGAATAACGTCACCATATCCAAAGATTGGTGGGTCGTCATAGGTGACTTTGAACTCTGAGTCTTTTAGGATACCTGCGTTGCCCATAGCTTCCTGGATACGTTCGTGTGACTTTGTACCAGCAGTCATGTTTGCTCCGCCATAGGCATCTGCATTGTCAGTAAACACAGCACCCTCAAAGGCTAGATACCAGTAACGAGGACATTCTCCATGAGAGAACGCAATTGTACTTGGTGCAAATGTTTTTTTAGTTTGAAACTTATCAACACGGTTTACAATATATCCGCTTTGAATCTTTTCAATTAGTCCCTGTTTGTCAAGGAACGAGGGCTGCGAAGAAATCTTGTCTTCTACCTTAAGCATTACCTGTTGCAATAAACTTTTTGCCATATCAACACTAGCGAGTGATATATTTAAGAGCCGATACGAGGTTGTTGATAGCCTCAGCAGCGGTGTAATAAATATTCTTTTTCGCTCTGTCTCCTTTTTCTACGTTAGTTAGCCATGTGGCTTTAAAGGACATTTTAGCTGCAATTGCTTGCAAGCGTACAATCTCCACGGTTGCAACATTTAGTGGAATATCTGGCTTGAGAATAAGCTTTGCAATGAAGGTAAGTGCTGTTGCAAGCTCTTCGTCTTCCATGTAATCAGCAATCTCTGACAAGCCATTGATTTGTTCAATCGTTGTTTTTGTTTCTGTTTCCAAGTTAATTCCTTAATCGTTGTAGTTCTATTATACACCATCAGATAGGATTTGTTCAAGTAGGGAAAGTTCTATTACTGCCAGTCTTGTTTTAATACCTGAATCTCCAAGTACCACCACAATAGCAGGGTCATTGCCATTACGGATAGCATCCGTAACAGCCTTAGCCCATACCTCTTTGTTTAGTGTAAATGACTTGCCAACCTCTTTGAAGTCAACTGTAAAGTTTTCCCAAGAGGCATCGCCCTTATGAGCTCCACGACCAGAGTTCTTGTGCTGTTTAGCACCAATACGTTTACTCTCGCTCTTCTCGCTCAAAGTCTCCCTTTCTTTTTTTCTTTGCAAAGCTTACAATACTAACGTGCTTTTCAGGACACATCCATGTTAGCTCTTTAGTTGCTGGATAGGAGCGTAGGCTCTTTACCTCAGCCTTGCAAGTGTGGCAAACAAACTTGCCTGAGTAGATGTTATACTTCGCCATTGACCTGTGCCTTAATAGAGTCTTGCAAATCTAGGTCCTCACGAACACGATTTACAAATGCTTCTCTACCCTGCAATTTAGAGCCATCTGGTAGGATGTACCAGGCTCCTGTGCGACTTACAATGCCCATCATTTCTGCAGTATCCACGAGGTCACCAATGCTATCAACGCCAACGTCCCCACGGAAATAAAAATCGTACTCCCCAGACTGGAAGGCTGGCGATGTCTTGGAAAATTGTACTTCCCAACGAACCTTTCGTCCAACCTTTTCCTCAATGAGTTTATCTCCAACAGCAATCTTTCCTTTAATAGCCTGATTGTCTGATTCGGAACTGAATAGTTTGATAACCGTCGATGAATAAAACTTAGTAGCTTGACCACCGCTAGGCTGCTGAGAAGTATACATAGCACTAATATTATTCCTAGACTGAGAAATAAGAACAAGCATAGTAGGCTTAACTTTGTTATTAGCATAGTTGAGCATCTTCCAAGCGTTGCTAAAGTCTCTTGACTCAGCACCGATTTGTTTAGTGTTTTCAAGTTCTTTAAGTTCATCAGTTCCCTTTTCAAAATAGATTGCAGGTAGCAGCGATGTGATTGAGTCAATTACAATCATGTCTACCCCTGCATTCATTAGTGCTGTTCCAACGTCAACCATTTCATTAATGGTACGAGCCTGTGAGACAATTAGATTGTCTGTGTCTACCCCAAGTCTCTTAGCCCAGTCTTCTGAGTAAGACATCTCGGCATCAATCCAGGCACACAACTTTCCTTCTTCTTGAGCCAAAGCAATCATCTGTAGGCAGAGAGACGACTTTGCAGACGACTTGCTACCCCAGATAAGCACCTGACGACCATATGGCAATCCACCATTAAGAGCACGGTTTAGACCATAGCTAGGAGTCTTCTGGAACGTTGTGGTAAAGCCCACACCGTTAGTTAGACGCTTTCTAATCTTTGGGTCTAGCAATGCTAGAGCTTCTTCCATGGTTGTCATTAAAACTTTACCCCATGCTTCTGTGGTCGTGACTTGTTGAAAGCAGTCTTCTTTTCAAATGCTTCGTCAAGCGATACGTTTGTGTATTCGTGCTCAAGCAATCCTGCATAGAGGTCAAGTGTGCGGATAAGAATATCTGCTACCTCGTCTGCTACTGCCTCTGGACCGTGTGACTTACGGATAGCCTCCATGACCTCTGTAGCCTCTGATACAATCATCATTAGCTGCTTGGTCATAAAGATGTCTACCTGCTCTTGCGGAGCATCCTTAATCACATCCCAAAAACCTTTTTCTACTGCAACCTCGTGCAGGTGTTGCGATACTTCATCAAACATTAAATACATCCTCCATAATTGTTGTTCCGTCTTTAGTTTTACCCAAAGAGAATTTGTATACGTTTCCCTCGTCAATCTTCATGTAAGCCTTGGAGAAAGCCGTAGGGAATACTGTAACGCTGTGTAGCGTCCGTGTAGCGTCTGCTAGCACTAGGGAAGCCATCTTCTTACCTGTCTTGGTAATTCGTGGCTTGAATGATACCACAAAAAGTTCGTCCTCTTTGTATGGTAGCATACGGAAGTTAAGAATCTTAATCAATCCTGTTTGGTTTGCCTTGATTTCGTCTGCTGGAATTGCTGTAACAATCCTGTTATCGCTTGCCAGCAAGATATAAGTACGACCTGCTTCGATAGTTGACTGCTCTTCATCAAAGATGCCGACACTACCAGTCTTATCTAGAATCTCAACTCTTGACCAGCCTTTGCCACGCTTGATACCCTTGACCATGCCCATTAGGATAAACGAACCCTTTTCCTCATACTCTTCTACGTCATTGATAAATGCGTGATAGTGCTGTGGAATTGATACGTTAAACTCTGGTAGGTTTAGGTATTCATAAAGATTCTCTTTAACTTCTTCATCATTCCTAGGATTATCATCAAAAGTTGCAGCACCAATAAGACGAAGAGCTTGCAGGGCACGGATATTAACACCATTGCCCTTGCCAAAACTAAACTCCTCAAGTTGTTTGTAGGAGCTAAAAGGGCGAGCAGCAATATACTTAGAAGCAATGTTGTCAGAAATGTATTTGATTGCTGAAAGTCCAAAGCGGATTCCCTTTCCTTCGATTGTAAAGTCAATGTCTGAGTCGTTAATGTGTGGTAGGCGGATAGGAATACCCATACGCTTTGCTTCGATTAGGTACTCTGTGCGAGCATCCTTATCACTTTCGTTTTTAAGCAATGAATACATAAACTCAATTGGATAGTGATACTTCAACCATGCTGTCCAGTATGATAGCGTTGAGTATGCTACAGCGTGAGACTTGTTGAATGAGTACCCTGCGTGAGCCTCAAAGTCGTGCCACAAGTCTTCTGCAACGTTTGGAGATAGGAAGCGTGAAGCACCCTCAACAAACTTGTCTTGGAACTGCTTGAACTCTTTAGCATCCTTCTTCTTACCAATAATCTTGCGAACCTTGTCAGCCTCAGCCATTGTCATACCGCCAAGTTCAGTACAGGCAAGCATAACCTGTTCCTGATACAGAATGCATCCGTAGGTCTCTTCGGTAAACTTCTTCATGTTAACGTGCTTGTAGTCTAGGTTCTGCTTACCGTGCTTACGAGCAATGTAATCTTTACCAATGGTGTTCATAGCACCTGGGCGAACTAGAGCGTTAGATGCAGCAAGTTCGTTGAAGTTCTTAACACCCATTTTAACTAGCAAGTTGGTATATGGTGTAGCTTCACACTGGAACACGCCCTTAGTAAAACCGTCAGACAGCATGGCATAAACATTCTTGTCTTCCATATCAATTTTGTGTAAGTCAATCTTATCGTTGGTACGCTCCTCAACAATCTTGAGGGTGTCTTGAATAACAGATAGGGTCTTTAGACCTAGAGCATCAATCTTGATTAGACCAATACGCTCTGCTTCTTCCATGTCTACCGCCACCACAGGGATACGTTCCTTATTGCCAGGACTAGTGCGTGTTTCTAGTGGTGCGAACTTAAAGATAGGCTCCTTAGACGTTACAACACCTGCAGCGTGAATACCAGTACCACGAATACGACCACGCAATTGCTCGCCATACTCTTCAATCTCTGGATACTTGTCACGGAACTCTGCAGTTGATTTAGATGTCAGATACTCGTCCCAGTCGTCTACAAGTTTAAGTACCTTGTTAACGTCAGGTAGCGGAATGTTTAGAACACGAGCCACGTCACGAACGATACCCTTGCCCTTGAATTCGAGGAATGTTGCTATGGACGCAACGTGACGGTATTGACGAACTAGGTAGTCCTTAACTTCTTCACGGCGTGAGTCTTGGATATCTGTATCAATATCTGGGAAGTCATTACGCTCTGGATTAATGAAACGGAAGAATAGAAGACCATGCTGGATAGGGTCAACGTCTGTGATACCAAGAGAGTAGCAAAGCAGCGAACCTGCAGCAGAACCACGTCCTGGTCCCACCATGATATCTTCTTTTTTAGCCCAGTTAATCATATTACGAACAACTAGAAAGTAAGGTCCAAACTTCTTGTCTTTGATAACAGAAAGCTCTTCATTAAGTCTGTCCAGATATTCTTGGTTGGTGTGTAGCCCACGCTTAGTAAGACCCTCAATGGCTAGTTCATATAGCTCTTGGTCTGGGTTAACATACTGTGCTGGAAGCAAATCTAGATTATCTTGAATCTCATAGTCTTCAATCTGGTCTGCAATATCCTTGCTGTTCTGGTACATATCCTCACGGTCAATACCCTGGGCAAGCATGGCGTTACGCATCTCTTCGTCAGACAGTAGGTGAATCTCAAAGTTCTTGAACGACATCTGACGGTCTGCACCATACAAGTAGTCTAGCTTATCCATAAGGTTGTCATACTTCTGAGTACCAGCAAAAGTTACTTCTTTCTCAGTCTTGTTAGAGTAAGAGTTTAGAATAAGTTTGAGTTCTTGGATGTCACGCTGTGACTTGTCTGCATGGTGGCAGTCTGGAGTGATTACAGGCTTGATGCCAAATTCATCTGCAAGTTCAAGTAACATCTTGTTTACTTCTGCAGGGTTGTGTGGCATGACCTCAATGTAGTAGTCGTCACCAAAGGTGTCCTTAGCCCACTTGATGTGTTCTTTGGCTACTGCTAGGTTGTCTGCTTCGATAGCCTTGCACAGGAATCCCGAAAGACATCCAGAGGTAATGACTAAACCATCTTTGTATTGCTCTAGAATGCTCCAGTCCATACGAGGCTTCTTAAAGAAACCCTCTGTCCAGGCAAGCTCATTAAGCTTGTTAAGGTTCTCTAGACCTACCTTGTTCTTAGCAAGAATGATAAGGTGGTTGTAGTTTAGATTGAGTAGGTCTGTCTTATCCTTTTCTTCATGGTCAAAGCGGTCTTTACAGATGTACCCTTCGACTCCAAGGATTGGTTTAATACCTGCTGCTTTAGCAGCACGATACATCTCACGGTGACCAGACAGAGAACCGTGGTCTGTGATTGAGATAGAGGTCATACCCACAGAGACAGCACGGTCAACGTACTCCTGTGGTGTAGCAATGCCATCAAATAGGCTGTAGTGTGTGTGAACGTGAAGTGGAGCGTAGCTCATTGTTTCCTTCGTTAGTAATAAAAGTTTGTGTGGGGCAGTTTGTAGAGATGCCCAGCTCTATGTTTTACCAGTCGGTGTTGCTTGAAGTTACCGAAGCGGTCTGACCAAAGCCGAAGTAAAAGTTCTCCTGCTCTGCGTAAGGAATCTCACGGACAACCTTCTCAAGGTCGAATGCTTCAACCTCTCCCCAGGTGTATGGCTCTGAGTCTGGCTTGGTTGGAAGCAAGGTGTAGCTGGTCTCAGTTCCCTGACCGTTACGCTTAATCTTCCACTCAAGATTTGAAATAGAACCAGTCTCTAGAGCATACTCACGAATGGTGTTGAATGCTGACTGCTTGCTGATACCCTGTGACCAAACAGCCACATAAGGTGCTTCTGTGCTGTCGTCAATAATAACGTTGCAGTAGAAGCGGAGGCGTGAACGCCAACCTGACTTTGGCTCCTTGCGAGCCATCTCACAACCGTAGCAACGACCCTCTGAGTCAATGGTACAGGCTGCCTTAAGCTTGTAATCCTTTGGATTAGTGTGTTCTGCGATTACTACCGAAAGTCCACGACCCTCGTTGTAGTTCGCTGATTCGCTGTCTAGCTCTTCAACAAAACGAATCTTGGCAGACTGTCCATCAGCTAGTTTTACCCAGCGAATCTTCTGTCCACCGTTTGCGGTGCTGTCATATTTTGGCTTGTCAACTAGTGCGTTGATGTCTTTTAGCCCTCTAATTACGCTCATAATATTCTCCTTATGTTTTTAGCGGATTACTAGTTTAGCATACCAGCGATAGTATTGTCAAATGATTCTTCAAGATTCTTGATTGCTTCATCTGACATATCGCCAATATCCTTATATTGTTTATCTAATTTGATAACGCTAACACGACTGCCAAGTCTTTCAATAAGCTTGTCTTTCATGTTACCGCCAGCTTCATCGTTATCTGCAATGACATATATTTCATTGAAATACTTTTGAAGTAGGTCTGTTTGTATCTTAGATACATTTGCTCCAAGAGTTGCTACAGCAGGAAAGCCACACTGGTCAAGTCGAATAGCATCAAATGATGATTCAACTACATAGACTTTGCTAGATGCTTTTACTCTGTGTAGATTAAATAGGACTTTACTCTTTGGTAGTCCTGGTGTATTTTTAAAGTCTTTACCCTCTACGGACCTGCCCACAAACCCCACTGAAACGCCTTCAGGGGACGCTACAGGGATTGTAACCATGTCTTGCTTCTCACTATACCCTAAATCAAATTTGCGGATTGAAGCCTCGTTTATGAGCCTACCAGAGTAGTATCGCAATGCTCTAGGAGAGTCTAGTGCTTGCTGGTTTAGTCTCTTAATCTGCAATTCATCGTATGGCGTATAGTCTGGTTTTACTACTAATGCTTGATTAATCTGATAAGAAAGGTCAGTCTCTGTTTCTTTGGACTTAATGAAGCGTACCGCCTCAAAGTAGGTACGGCTAGAAGTATGCATAACAAAGGCAGTTAGGTCACAAACGTGCTGACAGGAGAAGCAAAAGAAAAAACCAGAACGCTTGTCAATTTCTCCAGCAGGTGAGCGATGGTTATTGTGGAAAGGGCAGAATATAATGTAGTCTGAATCTACTTCTGATTCGACGTTGATTCCTGACCCTGCAAGGATTCGTTTGATTTGTTCTGGCGTGTATACGCTACTGTTCCGTCTATTCCTGTAATCCATTCGCTCTTTCTTCTTCCTACATATGTTCCGTACATTGATAATTGAAATGTAAAATATTCTGTTTTGCTATTAAATTCTATCGTAAAATCTGGGT